ATCATTTTTGATTCAATGGTGCTATAGCTTTGATAGATAATGGTATCTTATCTCTCCAAAGCACCAATTGATATGATTTCCCTTTGTATATCGTGTAATGCGTGTAGATCGTTGTCGTGTTACCGTCTGTATATGCGTATCCGTTTGATAACTCTCTCGGATATTTCATGGCTTGTGTATTCACTTGCATATCTGGCGACATTCATTGTTCTACACATTCAGTATTGGTAAACTCTTTATTTCTCTTTATTTCATCTACTCATATCATAGATTCGAATCCTATGAATTGGAAGTTATTGATTGTACTATGTCCGTTAGGATCAGGATACATAGACATAGGATTTATTACTCTGTATGTAGGGTTCTTTGATTCATCATCCCATCATTCTATGATTCTTATACCAACACCGTAGAAGTATTTATTCTTTTGGTTGAGATAATCGCTTACATCCATATCTAGATTATCGTAGTCGTAATCACAAACATTATTGAAATTCTCAGCTTCAAGATACGAAAAAATATCTCTACTTGTCCATCTAACGATTGGTCTGTCATCGTAGTAGAGCGCTAGTAAAGAGTTTATATTTCATCTGATTAGGTTCGATCTTATCTTGTCTGTAGGACTGTTTGGATTGTTATATAGCATCTGACGATCTCTGAATCTCTGGCGCTTCTGTTCTGTAGCGTTCTTACCTAGCATCTTTTCGTTCACTGCCTTCTGTACCAATTCTGAAACTTCGTCGGCTGTCAATTCTCACATTGCAGAGCTTGTATATTCGTCTAGTATGATATTTTGCGATTGGTTAGATAAATCCATCAATTTTACGACAAATATAAATCTTTTTGGGAAGTATATCTGTTTTTTTTAGAAAAACAACGGATTTTTTAATATAATTGACTTACATCTTGTGTTATTCCACCATCATCGTATCAGTCGGAATCGTGCATAGGTTCGTTATCGAAGAAATACTCAGTAGATGTACGGAAATGTGAGTTTTCATCATGTACCGGCTTATCTTTCTCTACTGTGTTTTCTGATCATTCCTTCACTTGTGGATAATGTGATTGTATCATAGCCTGTTGCCATTCGATCTGGTCGGAGTTGTAGAACACACGATTCAATCAAAGCTGTGTTTTAGCAATACGATCTTTCAATGTGGAATTACGTCTTGTTTGTAAATATATTCATTCCTCCATAAGCGTTTTCCTTATAGTGTTCTGTTTATCAGTAACATTCCTTGAATCCGAATTGTATGGATCTCAAAAGTGATTCGAGAATTTTACGTGTTGCATAAAATCCATAATATTCATATCCTCCATAGAATACACAAAATTGTTCTTTGTGCATGGTTTCCCTTTCACCAATCATGCGAAATCTCTTAGGTCCCAATCTTTTCTTTGGAAAGCTTTGATAAGATACAATGATCATGTTTGGAAGTCTTTCTGCCGGAGTGTAAATGCAGTCATATCCAGACCGAAGTCCCGTGATCAGTACGTTTTACGATGGTAATCGTACTTGAATTCCCCTTTTATAGCCATGGTAGTGAAATGAGAATAAACGGCCCCACTTACTGAGGTTTCATAAGATATATCTACTTCCTTGGCAAGATCCAAAGAAGTCCTTGTAGCTTTCTGGTATTGATATCGTACTTGTGTTTTGAATGGATGTTTATCCCGTAATAATGTAGTCTTCTTGATCATAAGATGACGATATTTCTTTTGATTTGTCATTACCTGTCAATAGACATTATTTATTCACTCTGGAGTTCATCAAAATATACGACATTCAGTCAAATCCTTAGTTTTTCTTAATGCTGTTTCATCATTTTCCCACAAAGCAAACTCATCTAGTAATACCACTTTCCTACGTCATCACGTACCAAAGTTCTTTCATGCATCACCTCATATCTCGGCTCCAATCTTTTTTGATGATATACTCATAAATTTAGATACCATATCATCTGGAATCATCCACTTAGGTAATCTTGAAATCATATATCTTAGTCTTTCAAAAGCAGAATCCATAGATCATTGCATATCTACATAGTCCTCTTTATATGATCATATTAGTGATGCCCATCATTTGAATAGCCATCATCGGAGTAGTCATCATAAAACTTCTCGAGAAAATCACATATCCCTACTCTTCTGCCGTCGATGATCTATACCCTTTTCTACAGAATCTATCATATCAAGAAGTGATTCCTCTTGGTATGGATAGAGTATGAACGGTAGATGCGGTTTATCTAGTCTTGGGTTGTATGTCCATAAGAGCATATTGAAAAAAAATAGCGGATCCCGTTCGCATTTCTTCAATATCATTTCCTGTACGTATTTGTCTTCTTTCGCTCTTGTGAGCATCTTCAATCTCTGTAGTTTGTTCTGGTATTGTACTCTTAGAAGCTCGTCCCGGCGATCCTGGATAGAATATTTTACGTTCTGTTTCCGTTTCTCTATCTTCTGATCGTGCGATAATCACGTAAAATCTAGCATATCTTCGGAGAGTTGCTTTTCGGGTATCTTGAATATATCTCTGAGGTTCGCATATTGTAAGGCCATATATTTATGTTTTTAAGATAGGACATCTTGTAAGTTATCATCAATATTCATGGAGTTTATATCGGAAAGTTTCTTTCATTTATCGGTGTTATCATTTTCTTCTTTTATCTCGTATATCCCGTGTTCTGCGGAAAGTAGGAGTTTCACAATATTGGAAACATAATCACCTTTCATTCATAATGCTTTTAGCATTTGCGATTGTATTCATAGGCACTTCTTGTACGAAACGAAGAATTCTCTATGTAATAATTTACCATCAGGACCTTTAGCCACTGCCCAATTAAGTAGCGTATCATGAGCCACACCTATTGACAAAGCATAAGTTTCAAACATAGGTATAGCTTTAGCACGTCTTTTTACTTGATCTACGGGTTGTCAAAAAGCGTTGAGAGTTTCTTCTACATATTCCTCATAATATCAGTCAGCAATATGATCTTGGAAATGTTTTAGCATTTCATCGGCAAATCTATCTTCAAACTTAGTTGGTTGTCATGGTTTAGTATACTTTATTTTTATAGGACATTGCCTTTCTTTCTTTTTGAGTTCTTCGATATACCGTTTACGAAGTTGCGCATCAGACATCTTCTTCTCATTATTAGCAAGAGTTTTGTTTCATTCTGCCTCTATCTTATCTACAGGCTTATTGGATTTTTCCTTATGTACAATTTTTCACTGTTTTTTGTGCATATCTTTTTTATGTGTTACTTTTTTGGCCATTTTTATACATATCATGATGTAAATATAATGGGAGGGGATCATATTGGTAGCCAGCTGGCATAGGGTCTACGACCCCCTCTCATTATACTGCGGGATTACCCGCAGTAAGTGTTCTATCTTTTCCTTTTACTTGCTTTGTTCTTCTCGATAGATTTTATAGTTTCTCGGATACTTTTGATCTCTTTATCCAGTAAATCACATCTTTTTTTATTATCTTTTACACTCTGCGATATCATCCCGTTATCAGGACTGAACCTGAAATATTGATTTAGTTTTTTGCTATGTAATAGGTAGTTCTCACCATCATTAACCACATTATCAAACGATCCGAAAAGCATATCCAACATCTTTCTCTTTTTGATTCTCTTTTGTATCTTCCTGATGAGCTTGCGTAAAAGCATTCCTAGTCCGAATCAGAAACACAAACATCATATCAGAAACATAATAATTATAATCGTGTTAAGCATCTTTTTTGATAAAAGAACTAAAAATTATAGGTACATACACTACGAATTTTTTATTATCATCTAATACTCAAACTGGATATAATCACATCTCCCGAAGTTTGAATAATTGCATAAATGCACCATTAGGATATTTCTTCTTGAAATCTTTATTATCCATAATTAATTGTTCTGCGGAAGCTCTTGCGGAAGCTATTGCGGAAGCTCGTGCGGAAGCTCTTGCGGAAGCTATTGCGGAAGCTCGTGCGGAAGCTCGTGCGGAATCTATTGCGGAAGCTCGTGCGGAATCTATTGCGGAAGCTCGTGCGGAAGCTCGTGCGGAAGCTCGTGCGGAA